GTTAATGTTAAGTCTAGCTGTATTTAGTCTTTATGGTTGTGGCATGAATGTGAAACCTTCAACAACTACTGTTACCTATGGTCAAACAAATACCGATACAGAAAAAAATGCAAACAATGATTCAACAACAGATTCAGAAAAAGTTACATGGAGTGTCAAGCAAGTTTTTAAATGGGGTAAAGAATAATGGAATTTTTAATTAATACTTTTGGAGCTAAACTATGTTGCATTTTTGCAAGTGGTTTAGGTGGAGTAACAGACCAAGCAATCAAAAGAAAGTTTAAGATTATGGAAATAGTCATAGCTTTAATTATTGGTATTGCTTCTGCTGAAATATTTATTCCAGCTTTAATGTCTTACTTTCATTTTGAAAAGACAGTTGGAATAGCGATTGCTTTTGTCATTGGATATTGTGGTATCAGACTTCTTCCTATGATCGAAGCTGGTGTTAAAAAGAGAATAGAAAAATAATGAACGGAATGAAAATACCTATGGCATTGATCTTTGCTGTTGTCTTACAAGCAATAGGATTGGTTTGGTATGTAAGTAAAATAGATAGCAAGGTGGATATTCTTTACACCACTTTTGAAGAAGAAAATCAAAAGGAAGTAATTGAGAATCAAGTCAAGATGAAACTGGACTTACAGAATATCATAGCTGAAGTTGATGAACTAAAAAAGGTAGTGAAGAAACTTCGTAATAAAGATGCTGATATTCAAAAGACTAACAAGAAGATCATTAAACAACACGATAAATTATTTGAATTAATAGAAGGTAACAGTTCAAATAGTTCTTATTCCTATGGAGATTAACAATGATGCAAATATTTTTTCTGTTAATGATTATGTCTATGCCTAATCAACCTTCAGTTAAATATCACGCTTCTATATATTCTACAGAACAAGAATGTTATCAAGCTCTTGATGGATATATGAATGCTTATAATTCTAAACCACAAGATTTTAAAGATAAAATGGTAACAAAAGCATTTTGTATTCCTTTTGAATCATTTCCCATTGAAAAATTTAAGAAAGATATAGGAGCTTAAAATGGCTGAACCTTCCCAAAATCGTGAGGATATAATCAAGATTGATGGGGAGCTAAAATTGATCCATCAGAAGTTGGACAATCATATTACACATATGAGTGCTAAAATTGACATTATTTTTAAGATTGTATGGACTATATCTTTTATGGTACTAGGCTTGTTATTAAGAATAATATATACTACTTTAATTTAAGAAGGAGATTTATGGAAAAGTTAAAAGGAATATGGGGCGGTTTGAAAACATCACTAAAGATTTTTATAGTAATAGTGGCGTGTATTCTTGTCTATGCCTTAATCAACAATATTTTTAATTAATGCTTGGAACTTTGCTGGGGCTGTTTGGCGGGAAGTCTAGTGGCGGACTGCTAAAGACTGGCCTCAAGATTGTAGATGAACTTTATGAATCTGATGAGGAAAAAACTCAAGCAAGAATGACACTAGCCGCTATTGAGGCTAAACTTAAAGAAAAACAATTATCAATTAATATCAAGGAGGCCTCTCACTCTTCTATTTTTGTGGCGGGTTGGAGGCCTTTCATCGGTTGGTGTTGTGGCATTGCAATCGCTTGGCATTGGATCGGTGTCAGTATCTTGCAATGGATATCAACGGCTACTGGATCTGAAATTACCTATCCAACTTTTGATCTATCCCAAATGTATCCTATTATAATGGGTATGCTGGGATTAGGTTTTGCTCGTACCTACGAAAAAAAACAAAAAGTGGATGACAGACATTGATTGATTATAATCCTTTAAAAGATAAAATAAAATCTCACGAAGGTTATCGTGATATTGTGTATAAAGATCATTTAATGAACTCTACCATAGGGTATGGTCATTTATGTAGAAAGGATGAAGTATGGATAAAAGATAAAAAATATTCTCGTAAAACACTTGAAAAAGTTTTTGAATATGATTTTAATAAAGCTGTTGGACAAACTAATTCTTTACTAAAATCAAAATTAAATGTTACTAAAGATACCTTTAACAAGGATGCGTATTTTGTGCTAATAGAAATGATATTCCAGCTTGGAATTGGCAATGTAAAAAAATTTAAGAGAATGATTTCTGCCCTTGATAACCAAAATTGGCGATTGGCATCAAAAGAAATGTTATCTTCCCGATGGGCAAATCAAACTCCACAAAGAGCTTATAAATTAAGCGAAACTATGTCGAACATATCAGCATGAAATATAGGGGAGGAACATAATGGAATATCATGCAAATCCTCATTGTTGGCGATTCACATATAGACGATAATCAAAATTTAGATAGATTTACTGCTCTTGGTAATTTTATTATAGATAAACAACCCGAATACATCGTTTCTATAGGCGATTTTATTACCCTTAATTGCCTTTCTGCATGGGATAGGGATAATCGGGCCACTCTAGAGAATAAACGATACTACAAGGAGATTTTAGCGGGAAATAAGGCAATGGATTTGCTGGAATATCCTTTATATAAATACAATAAAGAAAAAAGAAGGGGAAAATATAATCCTCAAAAATATTATCTTATGGGAAACCATGAAGATAGATTAACAAGATACCTTATTAAAGATCCTACTTTTGAAAAACAAGTAAGTATTGAATCAAATTTGAATCTCAAAAAAAGGGGATGGTGTGTTGTACCATATAAATCTAATATTGATATTTATGGTATATCATTTACTCATATTCCCATTGGAGGAAATGGTAGCCCAATTTCAGGAATGAATGTATGTAGGAAGGCTCTCAATCTATACTCTAATTCGATCATATTTGGCCATACACATCAATTTAATGTCGAGAATATGTTTAGGCATGGGGTAAAGAATTTAATACAAGCATTGAATGTAGGATGTTTTTTTGAACATACCGATCCTTATGTAGAAGGGGCGGTAACACACTATTGGAGGGGTATAATTATGTTAAATTGTGTAAAAAAAGGCCAATTCGATCTTGAAACTATTTCTCTTCCTTCTTTGAAGAAATTATATCTTTGACTTTTTCTAGATATATCACGGCATCCATCAATTCTTCTTGTGCGTGAGAAATCCAAGAAAACAGAGATTTTTTTGATGTTTCCATAGTATTTCTATACTTTAATATGCCTTTTTCTGACCTAGAAGCCATACGATTGAGTATTCTTTGAACAACTTTGTCTTTTGTGTAGGCGAAGGGGCGGTATAACTGCCCCTTGCCCTTACCTTTATCATCCATGATTAAAATGAAACTCCCATAAAGTAATCACAAAAGCTATTAACGGAGCAGTAATGTTGGCATCGTACATCCCTCCCTTTACGCAAGACAATTTTACAGCCTTTGCCTTCCACAAGTCCTTCATTTTTTAGATACTGTAGAGCTAACTCTTTCGTATCTAGAACCCGTTTTGCTTTTTTAATACCATCTTTATAAATAGCCCACTTATCAATACTTGCCCACCTTTCAGTAGGGGTACATAAAGGCAAACTCTTTGATCTCTCTGCATCTTGATGAAACTTAATCCTAGTTTTTATGTAAGATTCTTGCTCATCGGGTGTCCACCTTCTAATAGGAATCATCACAACTTGATCTTTTGGATAGTTATTACTTTTTTCAACTCCGTGCATAGACCAATCTCTAGCAATAGCTAGGATGTTCAAGGATCTAACCTTAATCTCCTTATTGTGCATTGTTAATTTAGTTTGATTTTTACGACAAAGAAAATCAAGAACATTTAATTGGTTTTCCCAATCAGCCTTTCCTTCTTCCAATGCTCGTATAATTTGCCAAACAGATGTAACTTTAAAATCAATCAACTGACCTTCATGAGTGAGAAGATCAAACTGACCACTTAATGTCCATTCATTAGTAATGTCATTATCCCTATAAAATAGTCTTTTTTCAGCAATATCCTTATGACCTCTCTTTGATCGCTGAAGAACATGATGAACATTAGTGCCTAAAAGAGCAAAAATTTGATCGGAAACATCCTTTTCTAATAAATCCCAATTTCTCATCTCCAACACCCTAATTCTAGGCGGTTGAATGATCCTTGTAACTGTAATGTTAGAACCTTTCGGTTGATAAGGATCATTAATAACCGCCCTTACAATAGAAGCGGGAAGATTATTTCTATTAGTGTACTTCATTAGAATGGTATATGATCTAGATCATCATCTCCACCCGCAGATTCCGTTCCGTTATCTTCCTTCTCAATGCCCTCAAATTCCTTCGCCCTTAAAATTATATTCCTAATTCCTTCGGACAACTGATTAAAGGCTTCCTTCTTGCCGTTCTGATAATCATCAACAGAAAATGATAGGGAAGGGGTAATTTGTTCGGCTATTTCCGTACCTTTTGGCAAAGGCATAAGAGAACCGACTTTACTCTTTCCGTTATTTCCCTCAATAACATTCAGCATACAAGGTACACCGAGAAGTTTTGTAATGTCAAAGCCTTGCTTTTCCTTTTCAGTAAAGGCACGGCCTCTCCAAGATGTTAAATCTATCCCTAAATTAGACTTTTCGTGAAGAGATAGAGTATAAAATTTACTTATCGTTAATGGTTCAGTAGTATCTTCTTTCAATTCTGAAGGTAATTCCCAAATTACTAGAATTTGCCTTCTCCAACTGATTTCCCCATTAAAGTTTGATTGTTGCGTACCAAGATCAACTACCTTGATGCAACGGGCATTATAAGTACCAGCTTCAACTTGCTTGAAGCCACTATTACCGCCCCCACTAGCTATTATGCTTGTCATATTTTACTCCAATTTTAACTAAAGTTAATCAATATACAAAGGCAATAGACAAATCAAGTATTTTGTTGATAAAAGTTAATCTAAATGGTAATAAAACTTTGTGGAAAAGAAAACATTGGCTGAAACAAGGCGAGATGAAATAGTATCTAAATATGGTGGTAGAAACCTTGCTAGGATACTAGGTATATCCCATCCCGCAGTTTCAAAATGGAAGATCATTCCACCATTAAGGGCTTTTCAGATAGCAAACTTGGGGGATTACAAAATGGAGTATATTCGCCCAGATTACAAATTTTCGCCTTTAGTTTAGGCGAGTTGAGAACGGGGATAAAATTTATATAAGATTTCCTCTTTTAAAATTCCCCGTTTTCCAACAATCTGTTATGGCATTGCCATAGCATTGCCATAGCATTGCTAGAAATTCGCTATGCGATTTTATCCCCTTCTACTTCACCTTCACCTTCACCTTCTATTTCACCTTCATACAAGATAACACTAGACAGCCCTCTCAACTTTTGGTAAGAAAAACATAAATTAACTTTTGTTAAGAAAGGAAATCTTATGTATGTTGATAAACTTGAAATTATTTCGGTAGGAACAAAATACATTAAAAACAAGGAAAAGAAAAACCAAGTGATAAATCATCATTGCTGTGATGATGGTATTCTTTTAAAGAAAATTTTACCACTTATAGAGGCTTATGATGATGCACATCACGAAACACACAGCAATGTAACAATAACTGTTGAATTTAAAACCGAATGAGAAGATCAAAATTTGACGAACAAAGCCCCGCTTACCAATTTTACGCAAGTGATTGGATTAGTGATCCCAGAAGGTTGAAAATGCCTTTGGAATCGCAAGGGGCTTATATCCTTCTTCATAGCCATTGTTGGATCAGTAGGCTTATTGAGTTTGATTTTGAGATTATGTCCAAAATGTGTAATTGCCGATTAGAGAAGATACAGAAGATATGGCCTACAATAGAATTTATGTTTGAAAAGAAAATAATCAGTAACAAGGAATTTCTTATTTGCATTGAGGCGGAAGATGAGAGGCGGGAACAAGCCTTGAATAGAAAAAAAAGATCTGTTGCGGGTAAAAAGGGGGCTGAAGCCCTATGGAATAAGAGGAAAGAATAATGAAAGATAAAGAATATATAAGAAGATTAAGGCAAATAGGATGGAGAAATAATTTTCCACCCAAAGTAACGGAAGAACAAATAGAAAAAGTAAGACAATCTGCTTGTGAAACTTGGAGTGCTATTAGTTATTCTGTAAAGCATTATCCAAACAATCTTTATGCATTTACGATACTTGATGACAATTTAAAACCATTGTTTCCAAAATATAGGAAAAACAAATGAACATTATAGATAGTTTAATAAATTTTTATGAAGATATACTTGTTTTAATTAAACCAAAAAAACCGAGTTTAGTTTGGTTGAACATAATGAATGGGGAAGGAATAATAGGATATAAATGGTATGACAAAAATCAAGCATACAATAAAAAACATTGGAATTACTAAATGAGTAAAAAAGAAGAAGATCAAACCATTGGCTCTGCTTTGGGAATTGAAACTAATAAGCATTGCGAAATATTTTTAAATGGATTTGGAAACACTCATAGCTTTCAAACTTTTGATGATAAAGGCATAAATAGGTCATTGATAAGGCAATTTCACGGAACTTTTAAAGAGCATAAGGATATTCTTGCTGACTTAAATAGAAGAGGGGCGGGAATATTTTTTACAGTTAATCAAACGGACTTGAGGGGGAGAACGACACAAAATGTGAACAAAGTTAGAGCAGTATTCATTGATCTAGATGGTTCGGCATTACCTAAAAGAATGGTGTTAGAGCCTCAATTTATTTTAGAAACTAGCCCCAAGAAATATCATTGTTATTGGTTGGTGGATGATATGCCGTTACAAACATTTCCATTATACCAAATAGCATTGGCGGAAAAGTTTGATAGTGATCCAAAAGTCAAGGACTTGCCTAGAGTAATGAGGGTGGCGGGATTTAATCATCATAAAAAAGAGCCATTTCCCGTAAAATTAATACAAGTATCTTTAATGGATGCTTATAAGATGGAAGAGATTAAAAATGCCTTTGATTTAAAAAGGCCAATGATAAGGAATACTCAAACAAATTATACTCCTTCTATGTATAATGGAAAATATACGGGAACTTTACGATACGGGATGTCAGAAGGGGATCGTCATTCAGCATTGGTTAAAATGCTTATTGCTATTAGAATGAGGGGCGAAACTTTTGAATATGCCAAGAATGAGGCAATACAGTTTGCTAGAGGATGTAATCCGCCTGAAAACGAAAATGAGGTTTTGTTTCAGTTAAGCGACATTTGGAAAAGATATGGAACTACGGGATTATCAAGTTAAGGGCATAGAAGATCTGCGGTATTGGATCAAGGCGGGTAAGAGAAAACTGCTGTTGGTTTCCCCTACGGGTTCGGGAAAGACTGTTATCGCATCCTCTATGATAGAAAAGGCGGTAGAAAAGGGAAATTCTTGCTTGTTTGTGGCTCATAGACGGGAATTAGTAATGCAATGCTCTAGAAAATTGTCTGATTTTGACATTGGACATGGAATCATTATGGCGGGTAAAAGCCCCAACAATATGACGAATGTTCAAGTTGCCTCAATTCAAACCTTTGCTAGAAGAAGGGAACGGGATGATTTTATGAAACCTCTTGCTGATATAATTATTCTTGATGAAGCTCATCGTAGTGTTACAGATTGTTTCAAGCATATGATTGATGATTATCCAAAGGCCATTATCATAGGATTAACAGCAACACCTTGCAGAAATGACGGAAGAGGACTTGGAAATTTATATGAGGAATTGGTTGAATGTGGCAATATTAGGACACTAACAAGGCAAGGCCATCTTGTTCCCAATAGGATTGTAGCCCCCACTATTCCCGATTTGCAAGGGATTAAAATGATGGCGGGGGATTATGATAAATCAGATTTAAACAAAAGAATGAATAGGGTTAAATTGATAGGCGATATTGTTACCCATTGGATAAAATACGGGGAAGATAGAACTACTGTTTGTTTTGCTACATCTATAGCCCACTCAAAGCATATTGCATCAATTTTTAATGATAACGGGGTTAAAGCGGGGCATATAGACGGAGAAATGCCCGAAACTGAACGAGAAGAGCAATTAGAATTGTTGAATGATGGCAAAATTAAGGTTTTATCTAACTGTATGGTTCTAACGGAAGGTTGGGATCAGCCGAAGGTATCTTGCATCATTGTGGCAAGACCAACAAAATCATATCCATTATACCTTCAAATGATCGGCAGAACTTTAAGGCCTTACGAGGCAAAACTGAATACATTAATCATTGACCACTCTGGTTGTGTCTATGAACACGGATTCCCAGAGGATGTGCCTAATTGGGAATTGAAATCGGGTAGTAGAAAAAGAAGGAATAGAAAAAAAGAACCGATTGAAATTGAAAAACAGCCAATCACTTGTTTAGAATGTCATACTGTTTATGATCCTAGAGAAGATGGGATAGAATGTCCTAACTGTAATTGGATTCCTACAAAGAAGGCAAAGATTGTTTTAATTA